ATGGCCGGTGGGATGTTCGGAGCGCGAGTGTAGGCGACGGGACCCGACACGGCCTGGTTGCCGTTCTGGTCTGTGATCGGGTTGATGAGCAGATACGGGTAGTCTTTGAGGTTGTCCTCGGACCACATGACCTGGTGGCCTGCGACCTGCTCTGGAGTCAGGATGGGCTTCTCGACCGATGACAGTGCGGAGATCTCGCCAAGCTTGGACAGCTGCATGTTCTTGAGGCGCTGGGCGTCTTTGGCCAGACGCACGTGGCCCATGCAGCGCTCGATGTTGTCCACAAACCAACGCTTGCCGTACACCACCACGATGGGAATGCACTTGCCTGCGATGTAACCGGCATCCTCCAAGACCTTGCCGCCTGACATGATGTATTTGCGAACGCGCTTGCGCTTGACGCGCTTCTGGCGGATCTCCACCGTGCCGATGGCAGCGAGGGTTTCTTCCAGGGTCTCGTCGTTGGCGAAGTCGGCCTGGGTGTAGCGCTCTTCCTCACCTGCGATGTTCTGGAAGATGCGGATGGTCTCGGTCTTTTCCTCAACCTTGTAGTACTCAGCGACATAAACCACGTCAGGCGTACACCAGTCGAACTCGTACTGATGGATGATCTTGGGCCAGTCGGTTGGATCGTCGCCCCATGTGTCCTTGTAGGCCTGGCGGGTCATGCTGGTGACGACGTAGCAATACTTGGCGTCGGACTTGTCCTGGCGCTTGGCCCCGAGGTCGAAGAACACGGAGCTGTCAGCGTCAAAGATGGGTTCAATCCTGATGCGCTGGCGGTCGTCTTCGTCATTCTCCTCGTCTTCGTAGACTGTGCGCAAACGCCATGCGCCGATGCCGCCGCCGACTGCTTCCTCAAAGGCGTTGTCGTAGGCCTCATCCGCGACGGATGCCTGCTCGTCTGCACGATAGAGACCGTCGCAGACCTCGGCCAGCTTGTCGTTTTCCTGGCCGTCCTTGCTGACGTAATCGACCGTGATGCGGTTGTTGCGGTACTCGTTGATGATTCGAATCACCGAGAGCATGATCTTGTTGACCTCAAACTTGGGCTTGTTCTCGTACAAGTCCCAAAGTGGACCCTCCCATTGACTTCCAGCCAAAGAGTAAAAGCGCCGGTCTTGTAGGCATTGCAGGCGCTCGTCTCGGAGGGCTGTCTGTACGTCATCAAACTGCGCCAGGGCTTCTGCATGCAGGTTGGCGAGGCGTTGGTCGTTGCTCATTCGGGCCATGGGGATTTCCTCAATTTGTGCGATTGTCTCACCACTTCTTCACATTTGGCAAAGGGGTAAAGATGGCGGGTTTGGATGCACCAGCACGGCGGACAGCTTCGCAGGCGTAGCGCAGGGCGTCAATCACGTGGTTTTTCTTGTCCTCCAGCACGGGGAGAATCTTTCCCGTCAGCGGGTCGGTCTTGTAACTGTACAAGGTCAGTTCATCTATTGTATGTACACATCGGGGGTGAACCACTATGTCGTAGTTCTTTAGGAACTCGATGCCTTCCTCAACTGATCTTGGGCCTTTCACGGCTGTCATGATCTTTGGAAAGCCGTTCCTTTTCATGTGGCTGATGGTCTCAGGTCTTGCCGAATCAGCAACGATTGGCCACTTTTCCGATTCTGGCACGGTCATGAACAGTTCAGGCGTGTTCACGATCTCGCAGCCCACCATATAGGCTTCGTAATCGATGTAGAGGGTGCGGCCAATGATGTGGCACCGAACAAGTGTAGTCGGGTCAACAGCAAAACCCCAGTCTGCACCCAATCGGTGGATGGCGTCTGGTGGTGCTTCAAACTCCTCGACACGCCAGTTCTTGAACACCCGTGTATTGCTGTTTGTCAGGTATCCACCCATCCAAACGTGCTGAAACTTGTCAATGTCTCGCCGTTTGTCGTACTCCATTTCGTCTTTTAGAACGTCTGGAAACCACGGGTTGTCTGTAAAGTTGACCTTCAACACCTGGGCGTCTTTCGGGGGTGTTGTCCCCCTTAAAAGCAAATCAACCGGGTCAGTCGCTTGTCTTGGGTTCCAGGTAAACCAGAGTTCGGACTCAGGCTTTCGGATTGTTGGGCGCAACAGGTCAAGACTGGTCTGACTTAGGCTTTGGGCTTCCTCCACCCAGGCGCAGTCGTAACCCTCCAGTGATTTGATCGAATCCGCTGTGTGATTCTGCATACCCTGAAAGATGATCATCCCGTCACCCTTCTTGGATTTGATTACCGATTCCTGAACTTCAAAGTAAGCGCCAGCATTCATGGCCTCGATCTTTGTCTCCAAAAGACGCTTAACCGACTGATTCAGGGATTTCTGTATCTCACGAACACAAACCGAGCGCCGCTTCTGGTCCATGATGTGGGCCTCAATCATTAGTTCGGCAAACATGTGGGACTTTCCAGAGCCACGGCCACCCCATGCGCCTTTGTATCGGCTTGGGTTGAGCAGGGGCAAGGCCCACTCAGGTGTGGGAATTTGAAGGGCGGTCATTCTGTCAACAATCTCCATGCTGTTGCTGCACAAAGTGGGACTTGTCCGTTTCCAATGGCTTTAAGTCTGTCCACCCTAGCGGCCACCCCATCAGCCACTCTACCCACGTTGGGTTCAATTGCCCAGAAGTTGGATGAGCGACCATAGGCAAGTTCAACTGTTTCCCCTTCTCTGCTCTGCGTTGAATTGATGGATTGCTCATGTTGCCCCTGTCCCGACAATCCGAGGCTTGTGGCGTTGGGAATGTTCTTGCATAAGTTGCCAAACTCCTCCCCGATTGACTTGGAGCATTCTTGTTGAACAAGACTTTCTTGTTGTCTCTGTTCACCGTGTCGGGTGTTGGTAGCAACGATCCAGATTCTGTCCCTCTGATGGACTGCTCCAACGTCCGCTGCTCCCAACACTCCCCATCTCGCATCAAACCCCATTGCGGCCAAGTCTCCAAGAACGGTTCCAAGCCCCCTAGAAGTAAGCATTGGTGAGTTTTCCACAAGCGCATATCTGGGTCGTATTTCGTGAATGATCCTCGCCATTTGACGCCACATTCCTGATCGTTCCCCGTCAATCCCTGCGCCTTTCCCGGCTGCTGAGATATCTTGGCATGGAAACCCACCCGAAACAACGTCAACAATTCCTCGCCACGGCTTTCCGTCAAAGGTTTGTACGTCATCCCAAATCGGGAAAGGCGGGAGAAGTCCGTCATTTTGTCTGGCGCACAGTACGCTTGCTGGATAGGGTTCCCATTCAACGGCGCAGACTGTTCGCCATCCGAGAAGTTTCCCCCCAAGTATTCCGCCACCAGCGCCTGCGAAAAGAGCCAACTCATTCACTTCTCACCACTACTCGTTCAATGCGCGTTACCAATGGATTTGTCGGGTCACCAGAAACCTCTAGCTTGTCCCCGTACTTCTTTGGGGCCAGCTTGGAAAGCAACCATTTGCGGGTGTCAACTTGAAGTTTATGCTTTTGGATGGCTTGCCAGTCTTTCTTACCGTCACCAGTCTCAGGGACTTCTTGATCGCTCAGTTCCATTACTTCTTGGGCCATGCGCTCAATCAGGTCTTCCCTCGCGTGCGCGTAATTGTCTCTCAAAAGTGAGTCCTCACTAACCCATTTATGAAACGTGCTATTCGCAATCCCTGCGGCTTGGCACGACTTGAAAGTGCTTAGGCCGTTCCTCATGCCTTCCAAGACTTCTTGGCAAATGGCGGCTTTGTCCCTTACGGGCTTTGTTGCCTTTTCGGATTTAGCCTCTTTCTTGGTAGCCATTAAAACCCACCATTACGGGTAGTGGTGCAAGTAACGCTGCCATCCCAATTCTTCACGCATCGAGTGGTGGTTTGGGATTGGACTGCGAAAGACAAGAACAGAACTGCGATTGTGAATAGGGTTTTCACGGTGACTCCTTTGGGTTAAATGGTTGATGGCCTTGCCGCTTTGTGGACAAGAACACGGATTGATCGACTCTTTCCGGGTAATTCGCGCTTCCCCGTTCTCTAGTACCGTGCTTCACGTTGTTGACACCCTGAGTATTTACAGAGTTCGTCTTACCATCATGGGGGTTGTCTGATTTCTCTTTGTGGTCTGAGTCCCGGACACTCATACATCAAACAACCTTCATGATAGTCCCCGTCTTTCCGGAGTGCCAGCTTTGTTTAACGTGCGTAGCTGTCACGGCAGACTTCCGAGCTGCTACGGGTTTATTTTACCTTATTGTAAGATTTTTTTGCAATTATATTGCATCTTTCTTTAACCGTCTGGTTTCGGCGTTGTAATGCTTGGCGATTTCCTGCAAACCTTCTTTGGTGTACTTTCGCACGGTCTGGTCGGATTCGATTTGCTCTACCCGTTCCAGTCCAATGCGTTCTATCAATCCTTTGCGGTATGCAAGGACGTTCCCGGCTAGGTACTGATTGCAGTGCTTGCATTGTCCGTGGATGTTGTCCTCGACAAATCTCATGTGTGGTGCAGAACCAACACTCCGAAAATGTCCGGCATCTGTTTGGTTTGTCTCAGTGCTTGGTGGTTTTCCACATGAGATACAAGACTTGTCGGCATCCCTGGCCCTTACAAACGCATTAAACGCTGTCTGAGCGACTTTTACTAACTGGGGCTTAGTCCTCATGGCTTCTAGTTTTTCTCGGGTCTTCTTGCGGTCTTCTTGGGCTTCCTTGGCGGCTTTCTTTTGTGCCACTTGTCTGGATACCTCAAGGGCGCAAGTTGGGGAACAGACTTTTTGCATGGGCCTAGTGGGGGTGAATTCTGTTTTGCAGACTTTGCACTTTTTCATCTCAGTCTCCACAAAAGCAAGGGATTGTTTCATCGTTGCCGAAAAAGTCTGTTTGGTCTTTGGCGAATTCCATCATTTGGGCGTAGCTTGGGCGGTCTTTGCAAAACCGACCGTTGATTTTTGCCTCTTGCTCAGCCCACCAAACAGCACGTTCAGGTTGATGCTGGATGATGCTCAAAATCTGGTTTCCACCCTTCATAAAGCACAAGTCACAGTTTCCAAGCGTTGTCACCTTGTTTTGGAATGACAAGCCAAGGTCAAAACTATTTGCTTTCCAAAAGGCTTGAACGTCTGCCTGTGTCACGCCTGTTTTTGCCAAGGGTGCGTGTAGGCTTTCCCGCAATTTCACTACCCTTTTAGGTTCGTCTGCCCTTATCCCCGCAAAGGTGTCAAATTCTTTGTGTCCAATGCTTTCCATGTACCGCGCAATCGGGGTGATTTTCAGCTCTGTCGTGCAAAACCGCATCACTGAGTTTGGCAAAAAGCTCTTTCTGTCAATCATTGCCGCAAAGGGTTCACCATTCCTTGCCGCCGTTTCAAAAGTAACTTCCTTCCAGCGGTCTTTGGTTTCCTCTGCGTCCTGGTACTCAAGCCAAACAATTGGAACATTCCAGTTTGTCGCGCAGTCGTTCACAAACTTCAAAGTCGCTTCGTCCTCTTTCCCTGTGTTGGCAAAGCAAACCACACAATCTTCAGGCAGGCTCATGTCGTGAGCCTCTAGCACCTTGTAAAGCATATATGCCGAAGTTCGGCCACCTGAAAAGCTGATGCAGGTCGGTTCAAGTATTTCGAATGGGTTGCTCATCTCATGGCCTTATCAGTTCGGTTGTTTGCGTAAATGTTCGCCTTTTCAGCCTCTATCCGTGCCTGGGCAGCAATCATCATCCAACGGGTGCGCTCTCTGTTTTCCGTAGCCGCCTGAAGCGCCAATAGGTGCTGTTTGTACCTTTCACCTGCGTAGGCTTCCCGTTCTTGCGCTGCTGTTGTTTTGTGCCCGTCTAGCTCTGCCTCTTTCATGAGTTCGGCTTTAACGGTCTTTCGCATCTCTTGCATTAGGACTAGCTGGCCCTCTGACACGGCATAGTCACCAGCATGGTCTCTCAAATAATCGACTGCTTTATCAAGTGCGTTCATTTGATCCCCCATCTTTCTCTTGTTCTTTCAATGATTTGATGCGCTCTGCAACCTTCAGGCCCAACCCTTTGTAAAACCCGGATTCGTTCGCTTCCAGTTCTTTTGTCCACCTTCGCATTTCGTCTATCCAGGCAGGCATCATGGCTAACTTGGCGATGTGGTTGGTCATGTGGTCTAGGTGTTGTTTCATTCATCCTCCAAGTCTCCGGTCAATTTCAGTGCCATTGTTATGACGTGTTCAGGGTACTGCTGGCCTTCACGTACTCTGTCCAAAATCTTCATTGCTTCAAAATAGTTCATGTTTTTAGTTCTTCAGCAAAAATGTTCCACTCCAAACGGCGGCGCTTCATTAAATCCTCATACTTTGCGTATGCGCTTGTTTTTGTCGGTGAAAAACCAAGGTATTTGCACCAGTAATCGTTACGGAGCAAAGTTTTGCACACTCGCCTCCAGCTTGGCGCTTTGCCAGCGTTTTCGATCTTCAAGTCTGCTGCGTCTGGTATTCCATCGGGATAACCACGGGCAGTCCACCACTTGATGTAAACGGCAATTTTGTTTTTGTAATGCTGCGCAGTCTTTGGGGGCGTGCTAGATAACAGGCTTTTGGCAAAGCTCTCCCATGTGTGGCCGTTTGGCAGGGTTATGGTGTGGTTACCCATCACGTTGCCTCGCTCGTTGCTATACATCTTTCCTGTGTTTGCACCATTGACCCGCAAAACTAACTTAGCCCACAAACTAGGCTCAACCACTTGGTACAACCAAAGACCTTTGCGCGATTCATCACCCATTGGCTCACATATACGCATTTGGCTTAACTTCATGCCTGCTTGGTGCATTCGGTCATACAGCTTGTTATGGCTTTTTCCTGTCTTGGCATGAAACGTCCAAATATCCTCAACCTTCCAATCGTAAATTGGGTACACGTTCCAAACATTCTCAACCACGTTGGTGGTAAACATCTTGCCTTCATACGTTGGCTTTTTGCGGCTGATTGAGCGAAAACGGTTGAGGCTTTCTTGTGCGCGAATTCCAACAAAACAGGCGCACTTTTCGCCCTGTGCGTACCATTGGCCGAAAGTGGGTACAAACTCCTCAAACATGATGCCTTCGTACCAAAACGGAAAATGTGACCCGTCTTTGATGCTGATCTCTGACTTTTGACGCGCCCACAGATTCTTTTTTGTTTCGTCCCAGGCTGTCCACTCAGGCTCAAACGTAGAACAGGCGTTCCATGTCTTGATTGGCACGGCTACCCAATACGGTTCAATGTGGTCGGCGTATTCTTTGTAAATTGCTTCGGCAAAGTCGATGGTCAAAGTAAATTGCGCTTCCCAATCCAAAAAAAACAAGCCAATTTTGCGGCCACGCTTTTTAGCTTCTTCGCAAACCATGTGAACCATGACGCCGCTATCCTTACCCGCTGAAAAGCTGCAATAGATACGGTCAAAGTTATCAAACGTCCATTCGATGCGCTCTTGTGCCGCTTGCAGCACGTTGATTCCAAGTCCACGTTTAGGCATTGCAGCTCTCCCACTTGGCGATAACTTCATCGGCTACACGGTTAGCCATGTCTTGTGCTTCGGGCGTCATGTAAAAATTCCACGCTATGCGCGTTTCTTCTTCGGTTGCGCCGCAAGCAAAACAGCAAGCCGCTTGACCAATCCACGGGCGCTTTCCTTGGCTTTTGCTCAAATGCTGTTCTGCGCTGATTGGATAGGCGTTAACGGCCCCGATCATTGCCTCCCGGCACTTTGTCTCTGTTGACAAGATATTTGCAGCGTGTTGAATTTTGTTCATCTCATTTTTCCTTTTTGCCCACATTCCAGATTTAAAGCATTCCCAATTCCAATAGGGATGCCACTTTTCAAACAGGTCACGAAAGCGGTTCATCTACACCCTCAATTTCTTCAAAGGTTTCAGCTTCCCACGCTTCGGAAAACTCAGCATCTGTAAACAATCCAGACAATCCCGTGACTTGCTGCAAACGCAAAACCTCGTCCGAATCCATGCCAAGCTCTTTGGCGATCTTTTCATCAGACCAAAAACGGCGCTTGAGTTCGACAACAATTTCAGACATTGATTCAACCTTATGTTCACCACGGGCACGGTTGTGGCGAATTGTTGATGCCATGCGGTCGTTTTTGTTTTGGCGGTTGCCATTGATAACAACGGCAGGCAAGTAACCATGAACACGGGCGCGAACTGTCTCTGACTCTTTGCCTACACGATGACGGTGAAATCCATCTACCACCTCAAACACCCCGTCACGGCTCCATGAAACGATTGGCTGTGTGTAACCATCCTCAGTGATGGAATGCTCCAGCAACTTCATTTCAGGTGGCGCTACGCTGTTTGGGTTGTAGTCGTTGGCGCTAACCAAGTCTGACTTAATCCAGCGAACACAATCCACTG